CTATCATATTCACGAGACACAAACTCCTGTATCTCAACCTTCGGCTTTTCTTGCACCTGTTCTTTGGCTGTGGATTTCTTCCGCTTTGGCGATTGCCTTTTCCGCATATTCTGCCCACTTGCGGAGGCTTGCAGCTTTGTTCTTACGCTGTCGTTCATTAGCTAACCGTTTCCTTAAACCTACATGCGAGATGTATCTGCCAGTCTGCGCACTCAACCAATTGGCTACCTCACGATAGCTGTATTGATTTACGTGTGATCTAGCCTTCTCTAACAAGTCCAATTCAATTTGGATAGGTTGAAGAATGTCGGGGTCTTCATCATCCTGTTTATATCCAAAGGGTACTGTACGTGCAATACGTGGGATAGGAACCCATTCGTTTTCTTCTTTAATGTCTGTCGGCTGTGGAAGTTTCCACTTGCCTATGCTACGTGTCATTTTAATTTTTTGCGGTTGTCTACAATTTTAACAGGGTTCACGTATTTTTTAGTAGCCAAGCCACCTTCATTAAAATCTTTACCCATATGATTTTTTACTATATCAACTAATTCATCCTTACTTATAGTTTTAAAATCAAAATCATCATCTGTATAACCCATGTCATTTTTTACTAAACCTACTAGACGTTTTCTAGAAAGTTTATTTACGTTTTGGGAAGTAAGTCCAGCCATTAGTCATCATCCTCTTCTACAATAGCTTTAGGTGGCATAAGCATAACGCCGCCACTTGCTTCTACCTGCATCTTCTCTGTTTTCACTAGACCTGTACGGTCAAGCAGTTCTTTAGCTGCAGACATCTTATCACGAATACCTAGTTCAGTTGGATCATACAGACCACCTACCATAGCCATCGCAGCTTTCGGCGCATTACGTGCCATATACATTTGAGTAGCATCAAGAATCTCTTCTTTGATGCCTTTAACAATTTCAGCAGTACTAGAAGTGTCAGCATATCCCGCCAGTTTCTTTGCTTGCACAATATCACCACCAGCTTCATCGAACAATACGTCTAGTAGCTTCTGTTGTTTCTCAGTTAATTGTCTAGCCATTTACTTGCCTTTGTTTTGACATTTACCTACTGCACCACAATTGGCAGGTGTAGGACAACCTTTGCATGGTTTAAAATCTTTCATTAGTCTAACGCCTTCTTAATAGTGTTAACGATCATATCCACAAAACCGGGAGACTGTTTGTTTTTGGAACCTGTACCAAAGCTAATACGTTCAGCAATGGATTGTTGTTTTGGATTTTTACCGGAATAATAAGTTTGACCTTTGGTTCCTTTTTTATGTTCCATATAACCCATATTAAAATTCTCCATTATGCATTGCATTAGCTAACTTCACTGCACGTGATTTTACCTGATTTGCCCACCTGCTGTCAAGCATTTCTTTTGCAGCAACGTCATATTTTTCTTCGTGGATGGCATTCCACATATTCACGAACTTGCATAGACGAGGTACACCCATGTTAAATGCCATATCCATCAAGATAAGTTGACGTACACTGTCTAATCTGTCTACGCAAGGGTGCGCACGTAACAGTTCTTCTTCGACAATCTGTACGTCATTATTTGCTAGATAGACCGCATCAGCTTCCGTAATACCATATTCATATACGTGGTCTACGGTAGGAATATCTAAATCGTCTAGTTCTTCCTTTGTAATGCCACGGTCTTCTAGGTTCCGTCCGATACCAATGGTGTCAATACCAAGAGTATCCTGATACACTTGTAGCTTCAAGCCTTCGTGGGCTATTAGCTTCTCAATAAAGTTTTCTCTACGATACTTCATTTGCTACTACGTGATTCTGAAATACGATGGTTAGAGTTTCCGGGATGTTTACCTTCGTGGTTCATCCACACGGCAAATGCTCCTGTCATTGCGCCAGTTACCACAGATACTAAACCAGCCTGTGCTGCACTGGGATCGGGTAAGGACATGAACCACTCGACTACACGCCAACTCATAAGCGTCATTACGAGCATCATAAATCTTGGTAGGAGTTTCCATTCAAGTATCTTTTCTGCAGCCACAGGTTAGGTTCCTTTATTTAACGAGATCGTCTTCTTAGACCACGTGTCATCCTAGTTAGACCTGTTGGACGACCACGTGTTATCCTACGACCAGATCGTCTTGTTAGACCACGTGCTGGACGAGATGGTCTTGCTGGACGAGATGGTCTAGCGGAACCAAGTGTTGGACGTGGTGTTGGACGTGACGGTCTAGCAGGACGTGCCATTGTATTTGACCGCCCTGAACCTGCACGGCGTGCCTGTGCTTTTTGTAATGTGGCGGCTGACCGGCCTGAACCTGCACGGCGTGTTGGTGTAGCTTGTCCTGATGGACGTGTTGGCCTTCTGCGTCTTCCAAACATATTATTTCTCCTTATTTTTTACCAAAAAATTTAGTTGCCGAACGAACTCCAAAAGAAGCCGCAACGATAACTCCAAGTGAGTATTGATACCATTCAGGCATTTCGTTGAGTCGTGCGAAGCCATTTGCTACCACCTCTTCCATTCCGGGTACAAAGGCTAGAATAAGTGGGATACTAAATAAAATAGTAAGCCACTCATCTTTCCACGAAGATGCACTACCTCTAGCCATCTCCAAGTCCCAGTCAATCTCGCCAGTAGCTTTCTTTTGCATGACGATAGCTTCAGCCTGTGCTTTTGCTACTTTAGTCTGTGCATTAGCTTTGGTCTGTTCTACTTTACCTGACATCCATGTGCCAGCTATTTCTGCGATTGGTCCGATTAATAAGTTAAGCATTATACTCCCCGTCTGAACTGCGCCGTTTTCTTCTGTATCGCTTTAGGCTGGCTGACGTGTTGCTTACCAGCACGAGTTCCTGCTCTTTTAGCAGCACTCGTCTTTGAATATTCTGACGGCGTAAGGGCTTTAATAGCTGATGCCGGAAGATAACGCTCCCCTGTGGCTTTTGGTCCTTGGGTGGATGGTTTGCCACTTTTGGTTCTCCAATCCTGCTTTGTCCAGTTAGCTAAACTCCGTTGAGGTTTTTTCATAATACAGTTATACCACTTAATTTTATATTTGTCAAGTAATTATTCCAGATGCTTTAGCTGAAGCTACCATCGCAAAAACTAAGAACCCTACAGCAATCGCAGCTACAACGGCTACGGCTATACCCACCTTAACATTTTCCATCATCTCATTGTGCCGCTGTATAGCTGCACGTCTAGCTACTGCCGCTGCTTCTTTAGCTTCCTGAATACGTCTAGCACGTTCATCAACAATGCCCTTCCACGTACCCGGACCGAAGCGCATGTCTACTAGATTACGCATCTCTGTAATCTTTTCCTGCGCCAGCCTAGCATCAATCATTTCCTGTGCGACACTGTGAATGCCGAATTGATCGGCTACACCTGCACCTGATTTCTTAGCACGTTGTTGTTGTACCTGCTTTTCACCCTCAAAAAGTTTGTCGATGTGACCAGCAATTTCACCAATGTCATTGGCTGTGCCAATAGCAGATTTAATACCGTCTACGGCACTTTTCACGAGTGCTATACCTGCAAGGGTTTCTGCTATCATGTTGGTTGGTTCCTACTTTGGTTGAGGCTTACATACTGCAGTTATATTTAGTTGTCTACCATCTCCTACTGGAACAGATCGTTGTCGGGACAATCTTTCAGCAAAGTATAGGCATCTATCTACGTCTTCAAATTTTTGTGTTTTATCTATTACATTTGCGCCTAAGTATACATATAGGACAAATACAATCATTGGTCTTGTAGCAATAACAATTCTAGTCTTTGAATAGCCATTTTCATATCTTGAATCGCATCTTTGTCTGCGTGACTAACTTGCATATTGCTAACAGTAATACTCAAGTCGTGTGTTGTTTTTAAGTTCCAGCCAGCAAGGCCAATCATAATAGCCATTAGACCTGTGATGATTTGTTTTTCCATTAGTTTTTATATCCACCGCCTGCTGCCTTATATTCACGTGCCAGCATCTGTGCTTTACGTGCTGACCACTGACCGGGCTTACCACCCTTGCTGCCAGCTTTAATTTTTTCAAATAATCTTTTTCTCAGTGCTGGTTTAGTATAGTTGCCAGCTTCATTAACTCTACTTTTGCTCTTCTTTTTAGTGACCTTCGATTTGCTAGCTTTTCTAGCTGCCCCACCTTTCGCAAGTTTTTGCTTTTTCTCCACGTCTTTAATTGTTCCTTTGTTGGCACTTGCGTAGAAGATTTGCTCACCCTTCTTCTCCCCATATTCTTTTGTCATGGCAGATTTAATCTTGGAACCTTTTGTTGTGAGAGGCATATCTCCTTTAACTCCTCTGGGGTACGAATGTTTCTTCTACATTAAACACTACAGTCACTGCACTGTTTGCACTAGCAAGACCACGGAACTTGTCAGCTTTGTATAACCACATAGCTTCTGTAATCTGTAACAAACTATTTGGAACAAGCGTTACTGTTTCAGCTAACGTATAGTATGTTGCATTTTGACTGTCATACCAGTCAAGACTAAATGTAACACTGCTAGATGAGGCGTTGTTTACATAAATAGATTTAATGCCTGTTTCAAAATTTGCAGGTACTGTATACAAGTCTTGATTACTTGTAGTTAGTTCTACACCTACTGTTCTGTTTTTTGTCTGTATCATGGGGCTGTGTTCGCTATGTAAAGAATATCAAAGGATGCTGCAACCCGTAGGTCAGCATTTGAACTATCGGCTATCGCACGAAATTCAATATCAGTTTTTTCTGGAATAGGTTGTGGACAGGTAATGTCCTGATGATATGAACCTTGAAACAAATCAAACTTGTTTTGTGTGCGAAACACCCCGTTAAATTCACGGGTGAGCATACGTATTGTAGCAACTTTATTGTTTTGAATGGTAAATGCAGTTGCATCTATCTGGAACAAATAGGCAGTGTATCCAGCAGGAACAGTCCAGAGTGACATTAAAGTTTGTTGCTCTGCCGCTGCTATGGATGCGTAAGTAGTTCCAGTATTCGTAATTGTAATATTACCAGCAGCAGCAGTACCCCCAGACACAAAAGCACGATACACACGCAAGAACGTACCTGTTGTTGTTGCGGTTCCTGTACCGTCTAGTGTTACTGCTTCAGATAGTTCACTATAGTTTGTATCCAAACCTTGAATAGTAACTTCTACACCGCTGTCTGTAGCACCAGATGCACTGGTTGCAGTCATAGCAACTGCACTAGATGGATATGCATAGATGCCGCCCACATCCCAAATGGTTTCTTCTACGTTTTGAATTAGATCATTATAACCAAACTTTAGTATCCGTTTGTGACCAGTAACTAAACCACGAGATACCTGCACGAAGTATGGATAGTCACCTACTCCACCACCAAACGTCACTACTTCTGGATAATGTGTGATACTCACTTGTCATTCCAATTCAGTACAGTACGATGCAACTTCCAGAACCAGTTGCCAATACGAGTAAAAGGCTTACCCATATAGAGTAACCCCCATCCCAGATAACGAACAGTATATTTACGAACGTGCGTTACGCTTGCCTGCAGACCTGTTACGTGGGAAAGAACGGTTTTGACTAGCTGTTTGAGTCGTGAGATTACCCCTACGATTATCTTTTGGATTGCCGTTACGGTGTGCAACATCTTTTCCTTTAACATTTACCCCTGCCTTTTTTAACGCATTACGTGCAGCATTACGACCTGCACGTTTCTTCTTCTGTTCTGCTGTGCCTTGGTAGTTATCGTACTCTTTACGGTAATTACGCCGTGGCTTATTTCTGCCTGTGACAGCCATTAGTACTTACTCTTGACCATTCCACCTGTGGCATAGTTGTGGGCTTTTTTATTAGCCATACCGCCACCCATCATCTCAGCCTTCTTATTATTTTTCATTTCAGCCATGCCTACACCGATAGTGACTACTGGTACTTTCTT